TCTAGAAATTGCCATTCGCGCACAAGCTCGGCCTTTCGCCCGTTCCGTCCCATTGGTCGACCACTTGGCAAAAAGCGTTGTAGGTGTCCGAGCCCTCTTTTCGGATTGCCTTTCGATCGATTTCGAGCCGCAAAAGGCTGATCGCCGCTTGTATTGCCGTGTCGTTTTCCGCGACTCCAAACCGATCGCACGCCGAAATGTATCTACGCCCTGCCGCTGCTATCGCTTGGCATCTAGGGTCGGGAATCGCCAGCAGTTGAGCATTGAAAACAGGATCGCCGATGGGTAGACCTGAGCCTGCCGCTTGGGTGGCAATCCAGCCAAAACCGATCGATTCGCAAAAGGCGATAAAGCCCGTCACTTCGGTCGGCCCGATGATCTGAGCGATGCCAAGCAGGGTCCATCGATCGCTATCGACGTAAAGAAACGATTTCGCCTTGGTTGCTGCGATAACGCCGCCGTCGGTCATTTCTTGCCAACCGGAAATCGATTCGATTGCTTTTCGGTAACTCATTATTCGCCCCCTCTAACTAACTTGACCATTTCAGCCTGTAAAGACTCGATTTTTTCCCCGAGCCTCTGCCGGTCTGATCGGCATTCCTCGTAATCCTTCCGAGAAAGAAGGTATTGGTAGACGTTGGCAGAGGTTAAAGCCCCGGCAATCGCTGTCCCGATGGCGATGATCGAAGTATCGTTGCCTGTCAATTGAGCCAAGAAAATCCAACTCATCGCACCGCCTCCGCTGCCTGTTCCAAAGTAGTGTAGCCTTTGATCGTCGCTTTCTTTTCGCCGGATTCGAGTTCAAACGTCGGCGTGAGCCCGTAGGAATGAACCTCGACGATGCCGACTGACCAGCCCGCATCCATGAAACGTTGCATTTCGCACCGCTTCCACTTCTCGCATGGGGGGCAATTCGCAGAGACGAAAATCAGGATTTCGCGTTTGGTCTTTTCGTGAGGCTTGTCCGAGGGGCTTGGCTGTGGGTCGACCTTTTTGTTCGCGTCAACAATATGGTCAGGCTGAACTGTAAAGGATTCCTTGACAGTTGCCAGTTCCTCAATCAACGGCTTCGAGTCCAGCAAGTCGCATTGCGTAGGATCCTTTTGCGGTTCGCTGCATAGCCAAAACAACCCAAACAACAAAGCGACCATAATTACCGGCCCTCCTTTTTCGTTCATATTGTCACCGGAATACTACGCCGAGGGCGATCCATGAAAATCGGCTGCGGCTCTGGCTCTGCCGGATCTCCTGGCTCTAGGATACGCCCATTCACAACCCATCGCCGATACTTTTTACAGACGGTTCGATACTTGACACCATCGCCTTGGATGTTTGTATCGAAGCCTTTTTCGTATCTAGTTTCGCTGGTGAAGATTTCGTTCATCCTAGTGGCCTCGCTTCCTTCCACGAAACCCGATTCGGGCCTGGGGTCAGCAAGTCGCTCATCCCCACGATGGAGCTCCACTTGTGCTTGCAAAGCTCGTCAATTACCTTTGGCGCAACTTCCGTCCATGAATCGTTGCGGTGACTGTTCAATCGCCAAAGGTAGTTCCGGCCCTGTCGGTCGACCCGCCTTGAATAGCCTAAAAAAGCGTAAGCATGGCCGCCATCGCGATTGGTAAAGCTTACCGACTCAAGTACCCCGTTTCGCCCATAGAACGAATCGTTCCATGGAGTACCAGGATAAACGGTTCCCGCCTGCGATGCCAAGTATTTAAAAATGTCGTCGTAGGATTCGAGCCAAGCATGGGAGCGAATCCGAAAGCCTTGGGGCCTGTTGGCAATAGCCCGCATTTCATCCGTCACCAAAGTTTGCGCGTTGCGCGGATACGGGGTCTGATACGGAAGATGCTTTAGCTCTAGGTAGCCTGCTTTTGCCACCTTCAATCCGCTACTAATCGTCGAGCCCTTATCGCTTCCCAGTAGCCCGTCAAGCCTCTGAGCCTCAAGGTAGGCATATAGCTGGCTAAACTGCCTTTCGTTGCTCATTGAACCCGTCACAAGCCCCCAAAGGCCCTCGCCATTGTTTGTGTTGCCAAACCCTCCGCAAGAGCCCATATCGGCTTGGTCGTCGTGCCTCACCAATGGCCTTGGGTCGATCTCTTCGGGTGCCTCAACGTCGCTCAATGCAAACAATACCGGGGTCGCCGTGTTAGCGATCTCGTCGCGGTTTTCGATTGTGGGGTCGTAGCCTGTGAAAAAATCACTCATGTACAATCCCCTCCAAGCCGTCGAGCACTGAGTAGACTCCGCTCATTACCGCCTCTAGCAACGCATGCGCAAACGCAACCGGCAGGAATGCAAACCAGACCGCAACGAAACCCGCCATTGCCGCATACCGTCTTGCCCGCTTCATTCCAGATCCTCCAACCCTCGATTGTCACCAGGGCCCAAGGTGCCATCGGGCAGGATATCGTACTTGATATGATCGAGCTTTTGGGCCCCCATCGGCTTGGATCGTTTGAGCCTCAATGCCACCGGGTCGAAAAAATAACCCGCTGCAAAAGCCCCTGCCGCGATCGCCGCCAAGAATGCCGCGACGCCGAAAGGCCCGGCCCAAAGGACCAATTGAACAAGCTTCCAAGTGACAAATCCTAATTCGTCCATGTTACCACGCACTCGCTATTTCTTTGTTGATTCGTGCTATTTCCGCTTCACGCCCCGCAAACGTCACCGGCAATTTTAACTCATCGATCGCCGCATAGACTTTGTTCATTGCCTCGATTCGCTTGACTCCAGCATTCTCCTCAATAAACTTGGTCCATTGCTCTTGGTCCTTGATTTCGCCGCTCTCGATCTTCGCTGCCGCATCAAGGAAGGCTTGTTTGTACGCCGCCCTGATCGATGGGATCGTCGACCGGACAACCGCCGTCACCCCGGCAGGCTTAGATGGATCACCCCCTCCCTTTGGCTGTTGGGCCATCGCATAGAGGACTAGCCCCGCGATGATCGCCCAAGGAATCCAGTTGTTTTCTTTCTTCGCCATCCGTCTCTCCAGTTTGCCCCCTGCCAACTCACCGAGCCCCTATTTGCTTGGTAAAGTTCGGGTTGGCGAGGGGTTATTCGTCGTCGTCGTCGTCACCGTCATCGAATTCGCCCGCATCCCATGCCGTTTGGAGGATGTAGCCCATCGGAGCATCGGACGGATCGTAAGCCGAAAGATAGCCGTTGTCCTTGGCCCATTTCCAGACCTTGAAAGCCAACTGAATCAGAGCGAAAATCATCGCGATTGTCGCGGGGTCGAGCCCGTAAAGCCCGACAAGCTTCGACCGAAGGGCCTTTCGAGCCTTCCGAGTGTTGCCGTCTGCGTCGGCGTAAGCCTGGGCGAAATCCGCGTTGTGCTTGCGTGCTAGCTCCTGGAGCCGTGGGAATGCAATCACTTTGCCACCTCCGGCTTTCGGATGCCGCGACTGACAAGCCAGCCGGTAATCAAGATCGTTGCGTTGTCAGTCAGCCACTTCAGTTGAGTCTCATCGAATGGCAATCGGTCCTTCAAATAGACCGAAATGACCAACGCAACCAGCCCTCCGACAAAGGCTTTGTTGCGATCTGATGCAAAAAATCCGCTCATTTGGTTTTTCTCCTTTGTAAACATCTTATCCCCAGTCAAGGGGCTTGACAATCACCGGGGGCCCGAATTTCGCTTTTGCCGCTTCCTGGCCACCGGCTTGGACTTTGGCCGCCCGCGTCCCGGTCGCTCTTGGTTGAGCCTGTGGCGATGGTTGACGGCTTCAAAAATCAGGTGGGCCATCGTCCAGCCCTTCGCCTCTGCGATTTCGGACCAAGCCGCCCAAACTTCGGGAGGCTGGATTATGTTTTTGCGTTTGGTCATTTGCCTGCCTTGTTCCGTAGATCCTCAATCCAAAACTGCCCGGGGTCGAAAACATCCGCCGAGTACACTGCCACGCCTAATGCCGCCCAATAGTGAGTAGCCACGCCGTAGAGCTTGCCCGGTTGTTTTTTGGTGCCAACCGGCCCGAAGCGATCGATAAGAGCCTGCCGGACATTGGCATCCTTGGCCCTCATCGAATTGCACAGGTGCATCTTAACCGCTCGGCGAGGGACAAGGCGTAAGTTCCAACCGCCATCGTACAATAGCGATGCAAACCAGCCGATGCCCGCTACAGTGCGAAACGTCTCCTGGCCTACCGCCATTCCGAAGCACTCGATCCACTCGACGGAAACAAAGTCGACGCCTTTCAGTAGCGGTCCGATCGAAATCGAATCAAGCTTAAACACCGGAATCGATTCGAGCCTGATAACCCTTTCCGCTACGGAGTCCCACCAGACAAACGCACTTTCAACCGGCCCGGGGTCAATGCCTAGATAGATCATTCGCCCACCTCCTTTTTGTCTTGCTCTTTAAGTTTCTCGATGGCGGTTCGATAGGCAAAGGATTTGCCTAGCTGGTAGTTCACGTGTGTTTCGTCGTCAGTCAGCATAAGCTCATTCATTCGGGCTATCGCCTCAAGCCGAAGCCCCTCAAGGTATTCGATAAATTCTTTGCGTTTCATTCGCCCACCTCCCTGAACTTTCGATAGAACACCCACTTTTCGCCGTGAGCCTTGCCCCGCTGGATTGCTTCGTGGACCCGCATCCCGATCGTGAAATTGCATAGCCGGTATTTGCCGTCTCTGTCGGCCCACTGCAAATCACCCGCTTGAATCGTGTCGGCCCCGTCGAGCGATTGCATCGAGCCTTTAATGTCGATTGGGTCGGCTTGGTCGTAGTGCTCCAGTTCCGCAATCGTGCAATAGCGATGCAACTGGCCGCAATTGGACTCGAATCGATATTGGCGGCTTGGCCCCCTGACGATCGAAAGAACAATTCCTTCCGTCCCGTGCCGATTATGCCCGGGCGAAACAAATCGCACCGCATCGCCAACCTTGATGCCGTCTGTGCAGGGGCTAGGGGCTAGAGGGTCGCTCGAACTATCCGGGATTTCCGAAGGGCTGGATTCAGTTGTTAGGGATTCCTCGATAGCTGGCGTTCCGTTCACCGCATCATTCGCCGCCCAAATCGCTTTCATCGTTCGTTCGGCTAGCTTCTGGCCTCGCGTCGGCTCTTTGGGTAACTCCTCGACGGGTCGGCAGTCGCTTCGCTTCGCTTCAAAGACTGCACCATCGTGCCTGATATCCATGTAAAGGCTTTCATGATTGTGGACCATAGCCACTTCGCACAACACCCAAACCCTATCGCCGATCTTAACTTGCTCACTCACCTTGCACCTCGATTCCTGTTTTTGAAAACTCTCTGTTCGCCGCCCAAAAACTTTGACCGTAAACTTCGGTCGTCAGCCTTGCGCTAACATTGTCAACTTCGGCCACCTTGGCTTTGATCCAAACGGTATCGCCGACTTTCACTTGCCCGCCCTCCTTGCCGGATGGTTCTTGTTTGTCAATTTCGTGATCCATTGCCTAAGCTCCTTGTTTCTTTCCTGTAGTAATCTCACCCGCATTTCCAACCAGTACACTTTGTCCTGGAGCTTGCGCGTCTTTTCGTCGTCATTTTCCTTCATGCCTCACTCGCTCATCGTCAACGATAGCCTCAAGGGCCTGGAGTTGATACCGCTCCCAATGCTGGCCTTCGCTTAGCATCATATTGATCGCCATTTGAAACGCTCCAGCCGCCATACGATCGTAGCCGCTAAAGTCCCTTGGGTTCATCGCGCTTAACGCCGCCTCTGCGTACCGCCTGAATTGTTCTCTGTCTTCCATTTGTTGCTTGTTCATTAAAATGCTCCGTTGTTAAAATTATCGTGCAAGGGCTTAGCCTGCATGAAACCATCCGAAAATCGCTTCCCGTTGAAGCTAAGTGTAATTTGTGCGATCTTTCCGTTCCTTTGCTTCTCAAGCAACAGGCTAGCCGTCTCGCTGTCTCTCTTCTCTCGATGCAACAGCATTACGATATCCGCATCCTGCTCGATCGCCCCTGAGTCGCGTAAGTTGCTAATTCCAGGCACCTCCCCCTCGGCTTGACGCCCTAGCTGGCAAAGCACTAGCAACGCAATGTTTAGCTGCTTGCTGATCCGGGCTAGGTCGTTGCTTATCATCGTCACCCGCTCGTAAATCGACTTGCCCTCCGAGGCCCTGATTAGCCCGAGGTAATCAATTACCGCTAGCTTGATGCCTCTTTTGGCAACCTCAGCACGTAGCCTAGATTCGATCCTAGCGACATTAGCCCCGCTGGCCTGCCAAACGTACAATGGTAGCTTCCTTGCATCGTCGCAAGCCTTGAGCATCCCAAATACCTTTTCGTCGGTGTAGCTTAGCGTCTGCATTTCCGTGATGCGCATGTTGGCGTCTCGAACGAATTGCCGTTGGCTAATTTGCTGGTTCGACATTTCGAGCGAGACGAATAGACTCGGATGCCCGCTGCCCGCTGCGTGATGCGCGATATCCATAGCCATTGCCGACTTGCCGATCGACGGCCGCGCCGCAAGGATTGCGTAAGACCCTAGCGGGATGCCGCCCGATAGCACCTCATCTAGTTCGCGAAACCCTGTCTGAACCACTGAGGATTGAACCTTGCTCGATCTAGCGTCCTCAAGGGCCCCAAGGTAGTTCGACATCATTTCCCCGATTTGCTCTATGTCGTCGCTTCCAGTCCCCTTGGCCTTGGCTAGTTTCTGTTGAGCAAACCCAATAACGTCGTCTGGCTCGAAGGATAATGCTTGGGCTTCTGCCAATGCAAGTTCCAAGGCAACCACAACCCGCCTACGCTCTGCCCATTTTGCTAACTCCTCGGCATGGTACAAAACATGGCCGGGGGTTGTCTTGGTAATCAGATCGCCTAAGATCGCTGGCCCGCCGATCTTTTCCATTACGCCGCTCTTGATAAGCTCAGAGAGCATTACCGATTCACGCCAAAACTCGACGCCTGATTTTGCCATCGCATGGAACGCGCCCCAAAGGTCGGCCATTGACTGGGACAAAAAATCATCGTGCGTTACGATCCCCGATGCTTGGTGGAAATCCTTTGGCCTGAGAAGCACCCCGGCAATCAATTGCGTCTCAATCGCTTTGGCTGTTTCGATGTGTTGGCTGTGTAGTTTCATGCTGGCTCCCAATTAGAGTCTACTTTCGGTAAATCAGATTCACGCTTTATCGGCTTGCCCGTCGCCGGGCTTCGCTCTGGTTCGATGTACCTTGGCTTGATGCCCTGGTACTCATTCGCTGTCGCAAATTGAATGCAATCCAAGAGGTGCGTTTTGTCGCGGTAGGATTTATCCCACCCCAGGCATAGCCTCGATCGGTCTTTGATGCGATGCCCAATATCAACCCGCATTCGCTCGAACGCCTCAAGGGCCTCTCGGATCTCAGGAGAGTCTAGCCTTGGGGGTACGAGGAATTCGCCGACAGTCTCTTTGGGCTTGCGCTTTGGCTTTTCGTCCGGGGGTAGTTCGGTCGCTTTCGGTTTTTGGTCCACCCCTGAAGGATCTGCCGCTTCTCCCCCTTGGGGGATTAAGGGGGTTTTAACTAACGGATCAGAAACAGAAACAGAATCCGAAACCGTAACCCCCGGTTTTTGTTCGCCGTTTGTTCCAGGTTTGTTCGCCGTTTGCTCCGGTTTTGATTTCGGTTTGCTCCCGGCTTCGCTACGCATTTGCGAGATCTCCCCGAGCCTAGCCATCCTCCTGGAATACAAAACACCCCTCGAATCCCTGGACAAAACGCCCTTTTTCTCCAGTTCCTCGATAGCCTTTACCTTCTCGGAACGGTCCCCGCCTGAAACCGCGTCGGCGATATCCTCGTTTGACCTTGGCGATCCGTCCGGCCAAATCAGATAGCCCCGCTCCTTGGACTCAAACATGAAGCAAAGCAAATCGACTAACAAACCCCGAGCAAAAATGGAACAAAACCGTAACTCAGGATCCTTGAGCCAATCGCCCGTAAAGAACCAGAACCCAGGTGATTTTGCCCCAGGGCTTTTTCGCTTTCCGCTGCCGTCGTCGCTGCCGCTCATTTTGGCGTCCCTGTCCAAAAAATCCCCCTCGATGCAAAAAGCGTGGCAGCCAGTGCGCTAGATCGCGCAAAGATGCACCGAGGGGGTTTGTGTTTCTTGTCTAGCTGCCACACTGACGCAATCATTTTAGACATTGTTGAATCCTTGAAAACTCCATCCGACCTGGATAATCTAGCCGCCGTGTTTTTCAAGAAGCTTATAGGCCTCCGTGTGAGCCGCTTCCGCTTCGTCGAGCGTCAACCAGCTTTGGTCAATGTGCGAATACTCAAGCACCTTCCGCAACACCTCCAGCATCCTTGGGGCGTCGGCCCATAGCTCGGCGTTAGCTTTAGCCTCCCCTTCTATGCCTGTTTCAATCGCGACTCCTATGTAGGTATCGCCCGCAAAGATTTCCCACGGGTCGTCTTGCCAATTGTTTTCCTTGGCCGACAAAGGCCCCGGAGTAAATTTCGATTCTGCCATTTTGTTTTCCTTAGCTGAAAGCCGCTGAAGTAATTACCAGCCGAGGAACACCCTCGAATGGCTTGCTCGTCAATCCAAGTTCCGTATCTGCGCACCACTCAGCAAACTTGCAAAAGTCCATTGCCTGATGCAGTGCCGGGTCGTATCGCTTCGGATCGGCCTCAAAGTCGCTCCACTCTTTCCATGCTGCTGCACTGCCACTTAGTGGCTCTTGGATCGCTGCAATAGTCGCGTCGATTTCGACTGAAATAGCATTTAGCTCGCGGTAGCATAGGTTCGCCTTGGACGCTTGGAACCAATCGCGGATGCGCTGGCTAAGGGCTAAGTTAATTGCTGAGTCTGCCATCATGTTTCCTTTCAAGTTAAATCGCCCCACCTGGAGCCTAGTTTTGAATAATCATTTCAGGTTTGATTTCGTCTATCCACACCGATCTGTTTGTGATCGGAATCTCACACCCCTCCGAGACCGGCTCGAAGCTTTGCGATTCCATGCGAATGCAAAAGCATCCCGAAAGATGATCGAAGAACACCCCCGCAATTTTTGCGTCTGCCGGGCATTCCGAAGCGGATACCTTGAACACCTTCCCGTCGCACCGCAGTAAGCTAGCAACGGTATCCTCTGAAATTTTGAAAATCATAAATCGCCTATCGTTCATTTTCCGCACTCCAATTAAACCACCGAACAATCGCCCCACTCGGAGCGTAAAAGAGCCGCCCGCCCTTTCGAACGGACGGCCCTGGGGCAAGCGGTCGGAGGTTAGTCCCCGCT